GCTAAAACTCCAGACTCCATTGTTTGTGTATCAGATATTGTTGCTGAATGTGTATTAACATATGTAGATGCTGTCATACTTGCAGACGGAGCTCTCTTTGCAGGATAAGTACAAAATACAGTTTTAGTTCCTGCTTGAAAATCCACAAGGTTGTCTGAGTTTGAAGAGGAGATAATTGTGGTTCTGGAAAGTGTATCAGTGCCTGCATCAGTTACTGTTCCAATACCAACTTCAAAGTCAGCTGTTCCGTCATGTGAAATACAATAGAACGTACTATTCGTATCACCTATACCAGCAACAAAAGTTTCAAAACCTGTTTCAGCAGAAGCTGATAAGTTTATTGTTCCCGTACCAGTAGATGTACTAGTTTGTTTAACTCTATCGTTAAGTACAAAAGCCATTTATATATTCCTCTATTACGCGTCGCCTAATCTAATAATAGCGTTTGAAGCATCAGCAGTAGGAAATTGAATAACAAAATCCCCGTTCGTTGCTGTTTTATTGCCACCAAAATCTAAAACTAGTACAAGCTCGTTTCCGCCTCCAGTTGATTTGTATATTGCAGCTCCTGCAGCAGTCAATGTAACCGATGGAAAAGTTAGATCAGCAAAATCAACGTATGCAGTTGTTGTTCCTGCAATACCTGAATTTGTTAAATCTTTACCACCAGCTGGATAAGATGTTCCACTTGGATTGACTTCACCTTGTCCTGTTCCTGATAGGAATACAGTTGAGGTGACGCTGTAGTTACTTATGCTAGTATACAAAGCACACTTAAAAGTGTTTCCTCCATTTCCAGAAGTGTCAAAATTAAATGTTCCTTTTAACAAGCCGGACTTGAACGAATTTGGTACTATATTTGCCATATTTTATATCTCCTTATTATGGTGATGGTGATTTAATACTGTTACGAATAACACCATCTTGATATTCGTCTCTGCGTCTTCTACCTTCTTGTTCGATAGAGTACGATGCTGCTGATCTCTTATATGCCGCTTCGTAGTATTGTAACATATCCACTGGACCTTTCAAGTATGCATATGCTTCTACCAACGCAGCGTATAAAAGTAAGTCTTGATATTTATTGGATAGGTAAGTCCCAGACCCACTTTTGGAAGTATCTGTAAGACTCAGAGGTTGTTTCATATACGCTAATGTAATCTCATATGTAGCGTTTGGTGTAGGTGCAACCACCCAGAAATTTGCATCCCAGTTTGCATAATACTTTGGTATACCAGAAGCTGTGCTTGGCGTGTCATAAAAAGCAGCCATATAACTAGTATCTTTTTTTTCTAAAAATGTTTGTGTGTTTGGTGTTACGTTTGTATTTTTTAATTGTACGTATCTGATATTTCTAAGATCAGAAGGAATCGTTACGAATCTGTTTCCAACAGCTAGATTAGATGTTGCATAGTGTCTATTATCATCAGAGTCTATTTCTCTATAAATTCTATTTTCGGCATTTTGTATAAATCTATTTACAACTGCAGTTGTCAATACTCCGCTATCTACTTCTGTATAATTTCTGATATCGTCTGTGATATTTGTTAAAGTATATGCCATTATGCGTCTAATGTTACTGGTCCTGCTGTAACTGTCATGCCTCCTGATTGTTCTGTTATAGTAGGAGTAGATCCTAATGTAAATGTATACTTATCTGTTGTTGTAACCGTAATTGTAAAACCAGATCCAGCTGTGTAAGCTGTTGAAGCTAATCCTCCTGGTGAACCATCTACATTTCTAAATCTAACTGTATCATTTGTAGATCTTCCATGATTTATATCTGTAACAGTTATTGTTGTAGATCCACTAGTTATTGAAAAAGGATTAGAGCCAAGTAGTCTTGCAACGGCAGGCTCAACTCTTGCAGGTCTTGCATTACGTAGACCTTGTGGTTCACCTGAAAATCTTTTTGGTTCTAGTTGTGGATGTTTTTTTTCATACTCTGATGTATGAACTCTTGCTCCATTCCATTCTACTCTCATTTCTTTATACGGAAATTCTAAACCCGATCGATCAGATATAAATTTTGCATGTTTACCAACAGCCATTAATTAACCTCCGTAAAGTAAGATTTAGGTGTTATGTAAGTGCTTGATGATGAACCATCTTCAGATAATGCTCTTTGTAATTCATCTTCATAATATAATTTAAATTCTTGTGTTCTTTGTGGTGCGTACTTTTGTGATAAATGAAAAGTTAAACCAGATACCATACAAGGTACAAATCTGTAAGGAACATCCGTTGCATTTGAATACGCTCCTGCATCTTCAATTCTTGTTACGTAGTAATAATTTAAAAGTTTTCCTGCCTGTGATGTACCGGGTGTTTGATATAAAGTTATTGTAATTTTATCTATAAATCTCTGTACAAAATATTGTGAAGGCTGTCCTGTAGATGTTTTGTTAGATAGAGCTTGATATGCAGATCTTGCTATTTTAGTTAAAGGTGTATCAACATTGTTATCTCTAAAGCTAGCTTCTAGTATATCGTCAACACCATAAACAGCTGTTGCACTTGAAGTTCCATCCGCTGTAGATCTAAACATAGTATATACAGCTTGTCCGTTTACTAATGTAATATTGTTGTTTGCAACTTTCCAATAATGGATTCCACGGTTTTCCCATTCTTGAAACATTATATTAAGAGATCTTCTAGAAGATTTTAATTGATATCCAGTAACATTCTGGATACCCATTCTTTCAAAAGACTCTTCTATAATCTCATCAATAGAAAAATTTTTTTCAAACTTATGTGTTCCAGAAGTTGTGTTTGCCATTTAGTCTCCTACTTGTCTAATATAATTGTTGCAGTAGCATTTGAAATTGCTGATATAGTCATACCACCTTCAAACAAAATACCATCCTCTGCTAAATTATATGAAAACACGTCTCCAGCTGGAACATCTACTTGAAATTGTGTAACAGAATTACCGTCTTGTAAAGTCACTGAACCTGCTGATCCAGTTGAAGTTAAAATAATTCCTCTTAATCTAGTTCTTCCTGCGAAGACTGATGTTGCATCTGTTTTTCTAATTGCTTTTACGTCTGATTTCATTATCCTGTGTATCCTATAGTTAATGATCCTGTACCAGTTACATCTGCAAAAACAGTAGTTTGAAATCTTATACCACTACCTGGTATAAAAACATCCAATCCTTCACTTCCGAATGTTGAATCAAATTCTAATTTTCCTGCAACAGCACTTGTAGCATCGTAAAGTTTTACGTTAGTAAATCCTGATGCTTGTATGTATGTAACTCTACAAGGACCAATGTCAATTGAACCGCCAGACTTAGTTTTTAAACGTCCGTCTGCAGTTGTCGTTGTAAATTTTTGATCACTTATGAATGATCCTCCACCTGCCATAATATTCTCCTTCAATTTGTATGGGGCCGAAGCCCCACACTAAATTATTTATTACGCGTTTAGATTATTGTTTTGTGCGTACAAAACAGTAAGTCTAGTTGAACCAGCGTTAGTTGCAGCAGAAGCAGTAATCGTTAATTTAATATCTGCACTTCCTGTGTCAGACCAAATTAATGCTCCACCTGCTTCAGTTGTTGGTCTTTTTCTACCAACTGCTGTTCCAAGTGCGAAAGTATTAATTATACTTGTTGCACCACCAACTGTGTCACCAACACTTAAGTTAGTTGCACCTGATGCTGCTGTTATTGAATCAAGTATACAATCAATGATTTGTGAATTTGCTGGTATAACAATATTTGTTGCACCGGCAGCAATCGCTCCATTTGATAAATCAATTAGATGTGTTTGAGACATCACAACTTGACCTGTATTTTTGATGTTAGAACCTAAAGTTGTTCCTGTTGTTTCTTTTATCGTTCCCGCTTTTATCGGTCCCGAAAACGTTGTTGAAGCCATAATTATATCCTCCTAGTTTATTGAACATAGTCTCTAGGCCGTCCACTATATGGGTCTATGTTCTGGTTTAATTATATAGTGACTATTTTATATAGTAGATTTAAGTAGAGTGCAAGGGATTGCGTAGTGAATGTACGTTTTCAACGATGTAGCTTTTATTAAGTAGCTACTGAAACTTGTGGAGCCGAATCAGCAATTGCATTTTCTCTAGTAGCAATCTTAGCTTCTTCAAGCTTAATTTCATTGATAACTTCTCTTATCTTGCTATCAATTCTGACCATATCAAGAGTATATTTACCGTGTATGTTATGCTCTTGTTGCCAGCTCAACTCCAAGGACGTTTTTTGTTTGTAAAGGTCTGTTATCATTTACAATTTCCTCGTATGTTAACCATGTTCTCTTCTGACTATAAAAATCAGATTTGTCCCATTTTATATCACCTTTTCCTAGTTTGTCAATGATAGAATCTTCTAAAGGTTTACCCTCTTCAGATGCGTTAACAGTAAAATCTGCTATGTATCCGTAGGCTCTGACTTTGATTCTGAAGGTTTTCATGGTTATTCCTTTCTATGACTGAAATGAGGCGGGATTGTGTCCCGCCTCAAATTTTTATCGATTACGCACCAGATGTACCGAAAATACCTCTAGGGTCAGATACGCCAAATACGTATCTTTCTCTAGCTTTGTATCTTACGTTTCCAGTATCGAAATCACCTTCCATTTTTGTAGTTAATGGAGCTCTTTCAAGATGTTTCATTCCGTTAGGAACATCAGTGATCAAGAAGAAAGCATCAGGATCAGTTAAGAAGTGGTTGATTGAATAACCACCTGGAACCATTCCCATGCTCGCTAATGCATTGATGTCATTGTCTGCAGTTCCAACTCTTTGTTGAGATTTCATTAATCTCTCCGCTGTGAATTGTAACTGAGATGGAATAATCATCTTAGTTGCTCTAGCAGCAATTTTTAAACCTCTCTCATCAGTTAAACCTGCAATGTCGATCATTGCTTGTTCTAATGAAGTTTCGTTTAAATCTGAATCCGTCGCTAACTTGTTCGAGAAAGTACCATTAATAGTAGCGTGATTAGTTGCAAATAAATTGCTTCCATCACCTGCCTTAAAGTTACCATTGAACCCGTTGTTTAACGGAGACACTGCTTTGATTTGTTTCGTTTGAGCCATAGATCTTGCCAATGCTTTTGTATACCTTTGAGCAAGTCTGTCGTATAAGTTGTCCTCAATCGCTTCCTCAGTGATAGCAAACCCTAGAGAGATTGTCTCATGAGTGTATCTTGCTGTGAAAGTTTCTTGAGCTTTATCGAACTCTACTCCAGAACCTTCTGGTTTTACTTTAGCTTGACCGAATCCTGATAACATTACTTCCTCTTCGAAAGCTCTGTCAGATGACTCAGTTGTGTATATTTCAGCATGCTCTTGGTCATACTGTTTATACTCCAGGCCGAATAGTGCATTCAAACCTGGCTCTAGTTCTTTTACTAGTTGATTACGTGATATAGCCATAATTTAATACTCCTATTATACCCCAACGTGTTGTTTAAAGAAATGTTCACTGATTACAACTCTCCAGACCACATTTGCTGATCCGATTTCATTGTTCTCAGGGTCTCTTGAAACACCCACTATTTTTACTTGTTTTGATGCTGAGTCACTTTTTGTACTATCATTTAAAGTTGATCTAGAAATGTAGTTTGGACTTGCACCCGCAGAATATGCAATATCTGCTGTGTTACCTACGTCCGCTTGCGCTGAAGCACTAGTTTTATTTGATCTAATCTCATACATTTGATGAGGATCATCATTTACTAATGCAACAATATCTGAAGCAGTGTTACTGCCTAATAGATATGCTTGGAACGTTGGCTTACTTGTTGACGCGTCAGTGTAGAAAACACCATTTAGGGAACCTAAAAGTTGCTCTGTACCAGCTGCAGCTACTGCTGCAAATCCACTTGCCGCTGCTGCAACCAAATCTTGGTTGTAGATAGCTGAAGAGGATGCTGCTACAGGATATTCTCCTAGACCTGCAGTGTTTGCTGCCTGACCTGCCATTTTTACAGGTTTCATTCCGAAACCAGTTGACGAAGCGTTAGCCATAGTCGTTTCTCCTTATATGTACCTGCCCTTGCGGGCCTCCAGTACGGTTTATATAATTCGCTGGTTTCGAATTGTTAAAAAATTAACTTTTCTTGCCACCGAAGGTTACACGAGTATTTCTATCTACTGAGATAGGCATACTCTTATGCTGTTCCTTCGCAAGATCGGCGTCTATTGCAGCTTGTTGATCCTGTGCCTGTTCGGCATAGTAATTCGTTCTTTGCTGCGCGATCTCCTCTGGTACCCTTGTCAGCACAAGGCCTCCGTGCCCGATCACCCCTGCGTATTTGCCATCCGCGATTGCTGGAAAGTCCTCTTCGGGATATTCATCTGCTCTTACTAACTCATACCCTGACCTTAAGCGTCCTTGTATGTTTTTCGTGTCGACGTATCCCAAGACTTCTACCCTGACCCATCTGTGTCTAAATCCATTTGGCGCGTTGGGTGTATCTAAGTACGATGGTGGAGCCCAAACTTTAGGTTGTTCTTTTACTTTAACTTCCTTAGCTCTAGGTTCAACTTTTGTTGAATCACTTTTGCTCGTTTGACTCGCACGATTTGGCGTTTTATTATTTTCCATATGCTTATGCCTCCTTCGTGTTCATAAGTTGTTTCGCATATTCTTCTAGCGGCACACCTAATTTTTTAGCAATTGCTACTTGAGAAGATGTGAGTCTCACTGTTTTAGCGTTAGCCTTTGTACTACGCGTTGCAGAGGCAACGGTTTGTGTAGGTTTGCTAACTGATTTATTAACAGGTTTATCAAATTTATGAGGAAATTCCAACCTAATTCTTTTGTCTATTTCCTTATAATATTCGTCAGATTTAGGGTCTATCCCTTCCTCTTCTGTTAATTTTCTATGAAGATCAAAGGCAGTATAAGTCATGGCTGAATCTGTTCCAAACCAGTCGTTATTACCTGCCCATGCCTCAGCTTTTGGATCTGGCTGAGCTGCGGGTTGTTGTTGATTAATAGGTTGTTGTTTAGGCAATTCTTTAGCTGCTTTCTCCCTCATTTCATTTTGAGTTTTAAGTTCAGCTAGTCTACCTTGTTCGTAACCTAATTGTGAGATTGCTGTTAAAGCTTCTGTTTCAGACTTTGCATCATCACTTTGACGTGCAGATGTAAGTTTGGCTTGTGCAGCAGCTAATTGTCCAGAAATTCTATTCTCCATTTCTGTTGTATAGTCTTTGTCTAGAGTATTAGCTTGAGTTTTAAACTCATCTCTTTCTTTTCTAACGCTTTCAGCATAACGCAAAGCTTCTTCTCTTTGCCTTTCTGCTTCTCGCATTTTTTTAGTAAGCTTAGCTATTCTTTTCTTAACTCCGTCAGAATAGTCTTCAGCTTCCTTACCTTCACTTTTTTGTTTATTATCTTCTTGAACAACAGGTTGCTCCACAGGTTTCTCAGATGAGTCACCGGCGATACCACCGTCTTCAAGTTTTGTTTCAGGTTCTTCATTTGTTTTGTCCTCCGTCGCTTGTTCTACAACGACTTCTTCTTTTTCGTTTTCTTTTTTTTCTTGTGGCAGTTCTATTTCAACATCTGGACCCGATGTATCAATATCAACTGATTTGTCTTCTTCTTGCATAGCTTCTCCTATGGTTATTAAAATTCGTGGAAGATATCTTCAGGGTTTTCCACGGTCGCTAAAACTTCATCATCATTGAGAAGTCTTATCTCACCCCCATCTATTTTAATTCGTGATCCGGCATATCTTGCAAAGATAATCCAATCACCTTTTTTACACCAGGGGCCTTCTGGGTATCTTTCTTTGTCATAGCAGTGTGGACCCATTTTTAAAACTAAACCGCAAGTTGATGCTACTTGTGATCGTTCAACTGTTTCATCTGCTAGTATTATTCCACCTTTCGTTTTTTCTTTTTGTTTAAAAGGTAGAACTAAAATTCTCCAACCTGTAGGTTCAGGTAGTTTTGACTCTTCGTTAATCTCTTTTTTTTCTGGTTGTTCAACACCAACAAGATTTTTATTTGGTGTTATTATTTTTTGTTTTGATGCTGATAATTGTTCCTTTACTGTCATTTTGCTCCTTTTTGTTTAGCAGGGTGGATATTTCCTGTAATAAACTTTCGTAAGTTCTTACTTGACCTAACATATACTGGTATCTTTCCATACTGTCAATAGCTCCGCTGGCCATTAATTCCTTAACGTCTTCTTTTCTCTGTTTTATTATTTTTATAAAATGTTCAAATAGTTCCATTATAATTTAAAGTGTTGTAATTCGCTTAATTTTTCCTGTGCATCAGTTATATTCTGTAAAAGTTTATCTATCTCATCTAAATGTTGTGGATGTTCACCTATACCCACAGGTCTTTCTAGATAAATTTTTATAGTGGCGTCTGCCTCAGAAATTTTTGCGTTATATCTATCTTCTAATGCTTGTATGATTGCGTCTCTCAACATTTCCATCTCCGTCTTGCCTGACGAAGACGTGAGTTTGGATCTTTTGCTGCTTTAGGGAATTTTTTCATTTGTCCTGCGCTTCTTGCGCAATACGACTTACGTCGATTAGCAGCTTTTGATCCAGGCTTCACTTTTCCTGTCACGGCTGTTTTTAGTTTAGAACCGGGATTTTTTCTTCTGTAGGCAGCGACACCGGCTCGAGTCATACCTGCTCCAGACTTTGTAGGTCTAA